GCGCCCGGCAGCAGGCGTTTCAGGAGCCCCTGGAGCGCGGCTGGCGGCAACAGCACCAACCCCGGAAGCCCCCCCGGCGAGGGAGCTAAGAATTTGACGATAACGCCTGTTGTATTCTTCCAGGCTGATCTGCTGCCCCGTCGCCTTATCAAGGTAGAAAACGCGGTTATCAGGGCCAAGGCGGCGCTCATACATGGATTCAAAGCGTTGTAGCAATTGCAGATTGCGCAGGGATTCTTCCACATCCACACGCCGCTCTGCGGTGGTAGCCTGCTGCGCCTGAATGCCCGTCTGCTCACGGGCGCGCTGCTGCTCTTCAAACCGAGCCTGCATGCCGCCATAGGTCTCAGCAGCCGTCCCAAGACCCTGCAAAATCGCAGACCCAAGATAACGGCTTGGCGAGGAAGCCATGCCAGCAAGGCCAGCAAGCAGCGGAACAAAATATTGCTGATTGCGCTGCAAAAAGTCAGGCTCAGGGCGTTCCATCTTCACAAGGCCACGCTGCTGTCTTGGCTGCGTTGCAAGGCGCGCCAAATCTTCCGCAGCAGCAGCAGGACGCTCCTGTGGCGCACGAGCCCGCACTTCCGCGATTTGTTCTTCCGTCACACCAGGAAAGAAGCGAATGACGTTTGCAGCGTAATTGGGATCACCGCCAGCATTGTAATTGGTCGCCAACGCCCGTGAGGCAGCAACAGGATTGGACCAATCCACATTAGGATTGCGCGCTGCAATGTATGAAGCAGAGAAATCAATGTTGCGCCGAGGGTCGCGAAGATCTTCTTCACGCACAGGCGAAACGCCAAAGCCGGGATCACGCGCTGTGCTAGGCTTAATTTGCCCCAGGCCAATTTCTCCCGCGCCACCACGAGCTTCAGGATTAAAGTTTGATTCCTGACGCAGAACAGCAGCAAGGACATGAGGCGGAAGGCCGCGCGCAGCAGCAGCCTCTTCAACCATAGTCCTGTATTCATCAGGAATGGTAAGACCACCCTCTGGCCTACCACCCTCCTGATACCCACGGCGCGGCGCAAGCCCAACGGCATCAGGATAACGCTTTTCAACTTCCTGCGCCATCAAACCAATTTGTTTTTCGTCGTCGCCCTTGAGATTGTACCGATAGACCTTTTGCCCATCAAAAAGCTTACCGATGGGCTCAATGTTGTCCTTCAAACGCCGATCAGAAGCGGCAAATGTTGCCGCTAATTGTGCCATCTGCATCGCAGTTTTGGCATCCTCCATCCCCTGATCCTTCATCGGGCCAGTGGATGCAGTTTGAAGCTTCGGCGGCTGCATTGGCTTAGAAATGTCTTCAGGAACGTATTCGTCCTCGGCTTGGCTGTACGGCAATCCTCCAGCAGCAAGGCCAGAGCGAATTCCGCCGCCATGCGCATAACCTAGCGCTGTGCCAACATCTTGAGCGACCTCACGCGCAGCCTCATAGGCTTGCTGCCCCCAACTTCCTTGCCATTGCAACCGTCCCCCCTCACCGACCAAACCACCGGATGATGGCGTTGTCTGCGTGGTGGTTTGACCAGAAGGGCTAGTGGTTGTCGTAGTCTGGCCAGGAGAGCCAACCAAACCAGCCTTGGCGCCAGAATACCCCTTCTGAATCCGCTCAGGCATACCGGCAATATCACCAACATCCCGCATCGCCTGCCGCACATCATACGGAGGCGCCTGCCTAACAGGTTCTGCCCGCATAAGTTGCCGGTTCGATGACTGCATCAGCGTGGAGCCATAAGGCCCAGCCTTGCCCATGCCACCGCCATACAGACCAGCCTTCCCATATGGGAACATGCCCTGATGAGCATTCACCAAGGCATTGATCTGGGCCAGGACATCATCACCACCGGGCGCACCGCCAACCGCATATGCCTTACCAGCATCCTCACGGAAAACGCTGCCACCCATGGAGCCGCCTTCCCAGGGGCTCAAACCACCGCCGTAAGCCTTGTGCGGAGCCCGTGCAGCAGCCTCATCAGTGGCCTTGTCATAGTCCACAGTCTTGTAGCCACCAGCCAGCCCCACGGCCTCGGGATGCCGCTTTTCCACATCCTGAGCCACAAGGCCGATCCGGGTGCCGGGCTCGCCCTTGTACTTAAACCGCACGATGTCTTGACCGTCAAAGGTCTTACCAATCGGCTCCAGATCTTCCTTCAGCCGCTCATCCGAGAAGAACGAAGAAGGCTGCGTGGTCGTCGTGGTCGAACCAGACAGCGCACCCGTACCCATGGCGATGTTCGCCAGGAACTGCGCCACTTGGAACGGATAGCCCTGCTGTTGCAGGAACTGATTGTACAGCGCTTGGTTCTGCGCCTGCTGCGTCTGCTGCTCAACAGTGCCAGCCGCAAGCTGCGCCTGACCGCCCTGCAAGGCAGCCTGCTGCGCACCAGTGCCGAGCCCGGCAAGCCCCTGGCTGACACCAGCGCCGATGCCATACAAGCCCTGGCCGAGAGCCGCAGCCTGCTGCGCCGTCTGCGCCCCCTGGCCATAAAGCTGCTGCCCCAGCGCTGCCTGCTGCTGGGCCGCCGTCATGCCCTGGCCAAAGCCCTGCTGACCAATGCCGAGGAACTGCTGCGCCGCCTGCTGTTGCGCCTGCCGGTTGGCCTGCTCAGCCTGCAACGACACGCCCTGCTGCTGCTGGGCAGCGCCAAGCGCCTGCCCATAGCCCTGCTGGTAGATGTTCCCAAGCGCCTGGGCCGTGGCAAGGTTCTGCTGCTGCGCAAGATTGGCCTGGGCGATCTTGCCGCGATCACCACCAAAGGCGCCGCTGCGAATTTGATCCCCAATGATCTTCTGCTGTTCTTGCTGCTGCTGCTGCCGCAAAGCCTGATAGGTCGGCTGCGCCACAGCTTCAGTGTAGGGCGACATATACGCCCCGACATTCAAGCCGCCCGGCGTCACACGTTGCGCACCAGCCAAGCCATACCCGGTGGCCAAAGCCTGATAAGGCTGCGCGCCAGCCTGGGCGCCAGCAATGTTCTGGGCAGCCGCAGCCTGAAACGGCGAAGCCGCCGCCTGACCACCGTAAAGAGCCTCCGTGGCCCCTTGATAATAAGGCTGCGCCTGCGCTGCGCCGCCAAGCAACGCAGTGCTGGCGCCCTGATAATAGGGCTGAGCCATACCAGCGGCTTGACTGACATTGGCAATACCAGCCTGCTGAGTGCCGGTAAGAGGAGCAACAAATTGCCCGCCATATGGCGTAAACGGCTGCTGAGCGACTTGCTCAGCCCGCGCATTGACGGAATTGTACCGGGCAAGAACTTCCGGCGGTATAGATACCGATGAGGTACTTGTGCTGCTCTTACCGCCGCCGCTCATGACGCCTCTTTCCAGGCCCCCGTATGGGCCTTGTACAGGAAGTAAACCCCCGTTGGAGAGCCGAATTGGCGCTCATACATCCGTATCTTAGCGGCTGTACGGTCGTTACTCAACACTCCAATCATCAAGGGCATGTCCATCCGATCAGCCGTTTCCTTGGCAAACCGGCACAACTTGGCCGCACGGCCACCCTTTGCGCTGCGGAATTCGGGATGGACAAAGATAGCCCGCTCCTCAAGCACAGGGTTATCTGAATACCAAACATGGCCAACACGCAACAAAATAGCCGCTTCGGGCTTTTCCCCCGGCTTGCCAATCACGCCAATAATGCCCTCATGAAGCTGTAGGGCTGGCCAGATTTCATTCAAAAGCTTGACAGGATTGGGGTTCACAAAGCCATTTTCATCGCAGGCCAACATGGCCAATTCCATAAGATCATGGACATCTTCCGGCGTCCCAATCCTGACCTTTATATCATCAGACATTGTGTTCCCCTCAACACGGTTGAAATCCCAGATCATTCCTGGTAATATCCCAGGCATGATCACTCACGCTCAACTTAAATCCATTTTGGATTATGCCCCAGAAACTGGACGATTTATATGGGTAAAGCCACGCCCCAAAGTGCGTATTGGGCAACAAGCCGGATGTCTTCATAAAAGTGGCTATATTCATATAGAAATTTATGGAAAATATTATGCAGCGCACAGATTGGCGTGGTTTTACATGACCAAAGAATGGCCAAAAGATCAAGTTGATCATATTAACAGAAATAAAGCGGATAATAGATTTGAAAATTTGAGAGAATGCAGTAATGGGCAAAATAGAGCCAACAGTAAAACAGGCAATAAGCATGGCCTTAAAGGGGTTTCCTTTAAGAAATGGATGACCAAAAAACCATGGCAGGCGCAAATTACCCATAAAAAGAAAGTCATTTATTTGGGGTGTTTTGCAACCGTGGGGGAAGCTCATGCTGCTTACCGTGCTGCGTCTGATAAATTGAACGACATTTTTTCCAGACCTAATCCTTCTTTGGAGGAGGAAGATTGCTCAATGTCTTAATGGTCTTTTGCCGATATTGCTTCACGAATTCATCCAGCATGCGATGCCCGTCCTCCATCGAGCCTCCACCTAGGTGAATCACATCTTGCGGGCTAATGATGTACTCCCCACCCGCAACAACCACAGGAACCGTCTCCGTATCGGCAAACGCAGGGTTCTTGTGGGGCTCCCGCTCACCGTCAGGCGCGCGGAAAATACGGTCTGAAACCTTAAAACCAGCCATGGAATTCCCCTCTCCCATGGCTGAAATGATGTCTGCCGGGATCACATAAGACCCCGAGGCCACATGCACCGGCAGGTGATCCGTGCGCCCGGCCACCGTGCTGTGGATCGGTCCAACGTGGATCTTGTCTGGCTGCGGATTGGCAACCCCAAGCTTCATCCCGCCTTCGGCAGCCTTCTTGCGGGCAATATTCAGCGCAGCAGCCACAGCCTGATCACGCGGGTGACCGGCATGGATCATCTCACGAATGTTGCCCGAGATCGTGGCTTGGGATTTCCCGCGCTTCAACGGCATCTTTATGCCCCCACCGAATAGGTGACGTTCAATTGCTGGCCGGTGCCGACCACGATCACAAGCCCGCTATTGAAAAGCAGATTCATCGGGAACACCCCGACCGTATTGCCAATGGACGCCAGCATGTTGCTTGCCGATGCTGCCGCAGTGGTCGTGCAATTATGCACCGCACCACTCGTTGTTCCCGCCACCGTCACAGACACATTGATCAGCCTTCCCGGCCCCGTAAACACCACGGTATTGGCAGCAGCCGTGGTAGAAGTATTGGCCCCATAAATGCGCTGAAGCGTCTGGTTCAACGTATTGACGGCAATGACGCCGTTTTTTTGAATAGTTGCGATATCGTCAAGGCTAGCCATGGTCAGAACTTCCCGTCAGGAGAGAAGCGATAGCGCATGGCACCCATACGCCAGAAGGAATCAATGTCGTTGCTTTCAATCTTGATCGACACCAAGCGGCCACGGAAGCGCGGCACAATGTATTGCGTTGCCTGGGTCACATCAAAAGGACCATAAACCTGCGGTGTATCGCCAGGATAATTGGTCACATAGAAGGTAAGCAGGATGTTGGCGTCCTGAATTCCCTCATAGTATCCCCATTTCGCATCCGGCCAAAACTGATCAATGTAGGTCAACACATCGCCGTCAGACAGCGTAAAATAGCCAGTCTGGAAATACGAATTCATCGGCTGACCATCAGCATTCTGCGATGTTTCATGCTGATAAATCAGCCCTTCTGGCGTAGCGCCAATGGGCGGGCCAAGAACAGACTGATTGATCCATGCAGTGCGAGATAAAGTGCCGAAATCCCACTGGTTCAACCCGACATTGTATTTCACATAAGCGTTAATCTCGCCGCCATTACTCATGGTGGGGTAAAACCATGAAATCTCATTAAAGCGCGAATTCACTGCAATCCTGATTTTTTCAAGGCTGCTTTGATCCAAATCTTGGAAGATTACATCCCAAATAGGGCATTGAATGCCCTGAACCCCGCTTGGCGAAAGCATGAAGAACTGGCTCTGAGACATCCAGTAAACCATGCCATTTAACGATGCAGCAGCCTTTGGGCTGATCAATCCACAGCCCGTGCCAATTTCATTGAAGGAATAGACATAAGGAGGACCAACATATTGCATGGCCCATAACGCCAGATCGGTCCAAACCAAGCCCTGCTGCGGCCCCTGGATACACCCGACAATCTTAGAGCCCTTGGGAATACGGTAAGAGCCAGCCTGATTGGTCGGCAACGCAATCCATTGTTCGTAGTCCTCAACATCGCACCAGCGAATCAACAGCGGATCTTGCACACCATTGAAAGTTGATGACCAAGCAATGATCTGCCGCTGCGGCATGGCGACGAAGATACCTGCGTTTGCAACTGGCGCCTCTGGGATAACATCAAGCGTTGGCGAATTGGTCTGAGGCGCCCAAGTATAAATCGGCCCCCCAAGGGGATCAGAAACAGCAGCACCAAAAGTCAAACCATTAGGGCATGCAATTAAAATTGAACCCCAATTATCCAAGGTCCAATCTGTCGCAATAAGCTCATCGCCACCAGAAGGAACAACAGCGACACCAGAGCCATACCCACCTGCGCCATATCCACCAACACCATAACCAGTGCCACTGACCAAAGCTCCAAAACCATAGTAATAGTCATAAGCAGCATTGCCGCCATTAATGAATATACTTGTGGTTGAAGTTGCAGTCTGCGGCGCATTAATGGTAAATTGGCTAGTGCTGGAAACCTCAGTAATCGTGTAATTCCCAAACAAAGTTACGCCGCCAAGAGTGGTTGAAATAAGAATTGGATAAGTGTCTCCAGCGGAATACCCGTGATTTGCTAATGTGACCGTAACAACAGAACTGTTGTTTGTGACATTGAATTGAGCGACCAAACCACCATTAACAACAGCAGAGGTTGGAATAACGGGATTGCCAATTGGGTCAGTCAAATAAATATTGTATGTATCCGGGCTAAGTTGATAAGTCCTATAAAATCCAAACAAAATGACTCCCCCCACGGAAATGTGGGTGAGGATAAAAACTGAATCAAAATTGGTTATATTGCTTCCAATATCCGTGATGATGACAGCATTAGAAGATGTTGTTGTCGTCACACTAACAGCAACATCATTACGATTTACTTGCGGCACAAGATTTGTGGCTGTGTTATTATTGATCAAATAAATTGGCGCACCCGGTGGAGGGCTGATGATCGAAGCTGGTGCTTCACACCCAACAGCCAAATACTGCTCACCGTTAGTGTCCTGCCAAGCCAGCATAGCCCTTGGCGTTGCAGCAAGCTGATCAGGATAATACCGGGTCCAACCGCCAAGCTTCTGCGGCAAGCCAAGCCCCTGCCGATCTTGCACGAAGCGAATAAGCTGGCTTTCAGACAGAGCAGCCTCATTCAGCGTTGGTGTGCGGTTCTGATCAACACCAGGGATCAGCTTAAGAGTGGCATGCGGCATCTGTTATCCCCTGGTCGGCGTGGCCACAGGGGCAGGCGACATGGAGGTCCAGCCAGATGATTGGAACTTCTTCCGCGCCTCTTCGACCATCGCACCCTTCAGCAGGGTCTGATACTGCGTTTCATAATTCACTGGCATCTGCGGGTCATTAGAAGCCGCTGAAATGAAATTGCGCTGGAAGGCGCTGATGTAGATCATGGAAGCCATGATCATCAGGTCAGGCAGATAAAGCGAAATGAATGTGGATGGATTGCCACTTGATAGCGAATCTGGCCTGAACGTCCCAACCAACTCCACCGCATAAGCATTGTCAGGCCACGGACCCAAAATGATTGTGTTTTGATTGAACATGGCAAAATAGCGCGGCAGACCGGCTGAAGCGCTGCTGGGATAGGTGTAGTTGATCCATTCCTTGGTGACCGGCAGCATCGGGTTGCGGGTGCCATTATTTGGCACCGTAGTGCCTGCCGGGCTGATGACGTTGGCTTCCTGAAGGGTAATGAAGTCAGCAATCGGGAAAGTCAGCGTCCTGGCACTTGAGGAAGTGATATAGCTGCTGATGGCAGTGACAGTCTCCAGCAAGTCCAGATCACGGTAAATGCGGTTTTCCGCATAGGTGATCATCTGGGGTAGGATTTCTACGAAATTGGGGTCAGTCTCAGGCACCACCGCCAGGGTGGCGATCTCCGTCACATACTGAGAAAACGTCAAGCCCGTGGTCATACCCGAAACCCCTTGCCGGTAGGGATGCTAGCCTACCCTCTTAGCCTAATTCACTTTGCATTTCTACGCATAGCTTCATCTTTGGCCTTAGAGCCCGCTGAAGACCCAAAATAGTAGGCCACCACGCCACCCCAGGCAGTCCCCAAGGTGCCAAGCATCACCAACATAGCCTCAGACCCACCATGCTGCGGCAGGCCATTGCGGAGCATGTAAAACAGCGCACCGAAGTATCCAACCGTGATCAACCCCGCCAAAATGCGCGGGGTCCAGTCTTTCGTGGCAACTTCCCGGTTGCGGGCTGAATCGCGGTCTTCATTGGCAATCCGCTCCAGATCAATGTCCAATTCCCGCATCTTGATCGCAAAGTCGTTTTCAGCCTGCTTCAAGGCCAAAAGCTGCTCTGGAGTGGCCTTGGCCGCAGCTTCGGCAAGCTCCTGCTCAGAGCCGTCAGGCTTGCCCAGGAGGGCTTCTGAGATCGCCCTGGTGGCCATCCCAGCCAAAGGACCGCCCACCGCGCTGGCAATGGTCGGAGCAACCGTACGGACAAGATTGAGAATGGCATCCATGTCACTTCTCCATCATGAAGGTCAGGTTCTGATGACGCGGATAAGTCACCGTGCGCTCACCTTCAGGGCATTTGTATTTGATGGTCGCCAGCAGCGTCGCCTTGCCCGGCGCGATAGTTTCCTTGTCAGACAAGGTGAGTTGATAGGTGAAGGTGTCGATTTCAGGGCCAGCCGGTCCTGTAAAGCGGCTCATGCTGGGCGTGGCTTCGTGGATCATACCTACCCCATCCCGCACGGTGACATTGAACCCTTCTACCGAGCAGTCATCACGCTTCTTAATCCTGGCCACCGTCACCGTGATTGGCTGCCCGATCTTCGCAGGCTCAATCCTGAAATGTTCCGGCGCCCAAGCAATGATGTCATTCTTGAACCACCCAAACTTCTCACCTGCACTATAGCCACCGACAGTTAAGGCAAACGCCGCTGTTGCGAACTGTATGATGGGTGTGATCTTTGGCAGTTCCACTGCAACACCTAATGTATCTTGAAAGCTATGGCCGTGAGCCCCGTGATGATGGCCCCAGCCGTCACCATAAGGATAGACTCAAGCCGCTTTAGGCGGGCATTGATGGCTTCATATCGTAGCTGGCACACCGCTTCATGCGCTTGCAGCCGGGCTTCGGTTTCGCTAATCTGAACCATCATCAACCTACTCCGCAGGCGCTATGGGGAGTTCCCCGGCAGCAACCAGGGCCATTAGGTTCTGATAATCCGTGTTGGCCGAATCAAGCGGCACGAAGCTAGTCACGCCGTTGATGTCGCAGCGGATGCCGCCAGAGTTTCCGCTGAATGGATTGTTCACATATTGAGCATTTGTGTACATGGCTTAAAGCTCCGCGCTGGCAGCAAAGTCGTAAAAATAAAATCCCTGCGTGTTAGTTCCGTTAGCTACTCCTCCCATTAGAAATGAAGTTGTCCCAGTAGCTATAGCAGCAGAAGCAGATGGAAACGCCGAAAGATTTGCATTATATAATGTTATAGTCGGGACCGCACGTTTTTGAACAAGATAATTAACGGCAGCATAATAAGTGCTACCGGCTGTAACACTTCCAGAAAAACCAATTGCACACCCCAAACTGCCGCCGCTGGCAGTATTGACATTGGCCTCATAATACCTCTGACACAACATCAACTCCTGCCCAAACTGCCGCCGTTCAAACGGTGTAGCAGCGGAGCCTACTTCGAGTTGGACGCCGGTTAGGTAGAAGGTCGCGCCGTTGGTGCCAACTACGCTGGTTGCGCCGGTGACAGAAACTTTTGCGGAACCAACCCAAGCGCCTGCTGTCCCGCTATACGTTGTTCCTACACCCAACCCAAACCAAACTCTCGCACCGACACCATTTGTAGAGCCGACCCATGTACCGGAGGTATCGCCAGCAATAGTAACGATTTTTTGTTCCCATGTGTTTGCCACCGAAATTGCATAACTAAATGGGTAAGACCTAGTGTCACCACTATTTGTAATTGCCCCACCAAAAGTTCCAGTTAGAGAGCTACGAACCCAAAAAGAGAGCGTAACTGTAACAGCATTAGCTGTCCCCCACATAAAATCGGCAAAGTTAAAACCTTCTATTTTTTGGCTTACTGTAAAAGCATCATTTGTTCCAACTGAATAAGCGGACGAAGAAGTAATGAGTAATGAATTAGAAAATCCTATCGGCGCTGTAGAGCTTTGTTGCGCTGTAAACTTGCTCGCGGCTGTAAGACCAGCAACAAACCGATCTGTTAAATATTGAGCATCAGTGGGCGTCACGCTCGCCCCAGCATTCCGCTGATCAATCCGCATATCGCCATTGATAATCCGGTTCCGCAGGAAGCTGCTTGAAGGCACCGCCGTACCAGCAAAGGTCGCATTGCCGCTGCTGTCCAGCACAATGTTATTGCTGGCGGATGATTCATGCTTGAGGTTGGTGGCGGCGAGTGTGGACATTACTTGGCCTCCAATGCGGCGATACGGGCTTCAGCGGATTCAAGTTTTGTGGTGAGTTCCTGAATGGCCGCGACAAGGTGAACCACGATCCTGCTGTAATCAACGCCCTGCGGCTTGATGGAGCCGTTTTCGTTCACAGCGTCTTTTTCGCCGCTGACCGCCTGCGGAATTACTGCCTGCAATTCGTGCGCGATGAAGCCTTCGCCGTAGCTGTTGTTTACGTTCCACTTGTAGGTAGACGGCTTGAGTGCAGCGATGGTGGCAAGGCCGGTGGTCAGTGGGGCAACGTCGTGCTTGAGGCGGTAATCGGATGAGGTGTTGTAGGCCGTGGCAGTCGTTGTAACGCTTATATTTCCCACCTGAACCACAGAAGACGTATTCCTGAAAAACTTTACTATTTCACCATCGCTCGAGCGGGCAATCTTCATGCAAGGCCCGCTAGCATTGAAGTAATTCAATGCGCCTTCGTTGGCGCCAGGACCAACAGCCATAACGCCCGCACCAGTATTGGCGCCGACCGGGTCTGAGCTTGTTGTTCCGACTAACAGCGCGCCGCCAGAGGTGATGCGCGCGCGTTCGGAGCCGTTGGTCCAAAATTGCGTTGGGCCATTGGCTTTGTTGGTGACATAAAGGTCTGTCCCTGAGATTGCAAATTCTCCGATATTGGCCCCAGAGAGTATTTCAACACCAGCCACGCCAGAACTTTTATATACTGACAAACCATAAGTAAAAGGCGAACTCGTCCCAATCCCAACATTCCCACTACTATCAACCCGCATCCGCTCAGAGCCGCCAGTAGCGACAGTAACCGTATCAGCAGCCGGGAAGACAATGCCCGTATTGGTGTCGGTGCCTTGCACAGCAGGGGTGGAGGCAGAGCCGTCAACGCCCGCGATACCCGTGGAGCCTGAGATGGTGATCGGCATTAGATACCTCCAACAGCATCAAGCTGTTCCTGCGTTGGCTGTGCAAATGTCGGGTGGTTCCAGGCTGCGATATAATCGCCCCGGCCATCGCTGTCGTTTTGAAGCCGGATGACGATCAGGAAGTCCTGCGGTAACAGATCGGGGTATATTACCATGATACGTTGATACAGGGTCATTATGCAGCCCTCACAAGCGCGCCAGACATATTTGTATATACTGAAGACGATCCAACCGTCGAAATAACGGCAGTTGTTGCAGTAATATATGCGTAAAGTTCTAGATAATCTGTAGAACCATTCATATAAACAACTGCTGAACCTACAGAAGTGCCTATACCAGCCGTTGCTGAATAGTCACTTCCATATGTATAAGCGCTCCCGTTTTTGTAAAGAACAGAAAGGCATCGTGTTGGAGAGGTGCTGTCAAACGCAGACATAATAAAGTTAATTTGATAATAGCCAGCTACTGTTGGCGTAAAACGATAATTTGTTGCCGTGTCAAAATTGCTATTTGTATCAAAAAGTTCAGCATTTAACTGCACCTTAGTAAAGGTGGATGAAGTAATCGTCTGGTCTGCCGATAGATAGGCACTAAACGCAGGTCCATTACCCGCCACATTTGTGCCAAGCATCGCCTGTGTCACAACAGCAGAACTACCAGTAGTCACCACATTCCCAGTATTCGCCGGAAACGTGACTGTGAAATCACTCGCCGTGCTTGGCGTAGTCAGTGTGACGCTGCCGCCACCTGTGGAGTTGAGCTTTACGGGCATATCACACCACCGTCCAAGTTGAGCCAGAAGGCACGGTCACAGTCGCGCCGCTCGCCACAGTGACTGGTCCAAACGAACCGGCATTCTGACCGGCAGGAATTGAATAGCTGGTATTCACGGTCTGACCATTCAGGTAGAACACCTGATCCGTGCCGCCACCTGTGGCGCCACCGCCAATGGAACCCCATGCGGTGCCATTGTAGCCCTCAAAGCTGGTGGTGCTGCTGTTGAACCGCAAATAGCCCGTGGCGCCTGTAGGACGCTCACCTGTGGTTCCCACAGGCACCAAAATGGCATCCGTGGAAGATATGGACAGCTTTACAGCAGGCGTAACCGTTCCAATGCCGAGCCTGTTGTTACTGTCATCCCAAAACAGGTTGGCATTATCCTGGCTGTAAACTCCAGAAGCGCCAGCAAATACCACAGAACCAGTCGCAAAAGCCGTGGCGGTCCCAGTGCCGCCATTGCCAACAGGCAGCGTACCGCTGACATGGGTGGTCAGGCCAATCTTGCCCCAGGCAGGAGCAACACCAACACCGCCCGAAATCAGCGCATTGTCGATAGCAACATCAGGAAGCGCAGCAAGAGTGGTTGTGCCGCTGGCATACAGCAAATCGCCGACAGAGTAAGAATTGATCCCAGTGCCGCCATTGGCAGCCGCCAGGGTGCCTGCAAGCGTAATGGCACCCTGAGTGGCAGAAGAGGGCGTAAGGCCCGTGGTGCCGCCAGAAAAGGACGTTACGGCGCTACTGGAAAGAGTCGCCCAAGTTGGCGGGGAGCCAGTATTGCCAACCAATACCTCTCCAGTTACGCCCGCCGAGGTCGCACCAACAGCGCTGGTGCCGTTCCCATACAAAATGCCATTTGCAGTCAGGCTTGAAGCGCCAGTACCACCCCTTGCTACCCCAAGGGAGCCGGAAGTGATCTGCGAAGCCGAAATCGCAATGGCAGTATCGGTGGCAGAAGTGATCTGCCCTTGTGCATTGATGGCAATCGCAGGAACCGAAGATGCAGAGCCATAAGAAGCCGCAGAAACGCCAGTGTTGGTAATGCTGAATTGCGTTCCAGTCAGCGTCAAACCGGTGCCAGCCGTGTAAGTGCCAGCACCAGCAAACTGAACAAAGGTAATGGAAGTTGAGCCAATGGTTATTGGCAACGGCGTGGTAACAACCCAAGCCGTTCCTGCATTTTGAGTGCCATTGACCACAAAAACATAGTCACCAGGGCCTAACTGATCCGCGCCACTGCCCGAAACATTCATGTCGGTGGCACGAGTAAGCACCCAATTGGTTGAGCCAGACCCCACCGTAGTGACGGTGTAAACACCATTTTGCGCAGCCGTACTCTGATCTTTCACCAAAATACGGTCATTCAGCGCAGCCGTGTAACCATCAACAGCAAAGGCAGCCTGAGTGCCGGAATTAGTCAGTGTGGCGCCAACACCCGAAGTGCCATTGTTGTAGGTGGCCGTTAAATTCGCCGTTGTAGCCGCCGCAGCAGGGGCATGAATATTCAGCCCCTCAATGGTAGAATCAACATATTGCTTTGTGGCTGCATCAAGCGGATTTATCGGGTCTTGCGTCAGCGTCAATGAGGTCAAACCAGCAATCGAAGACGCTGTATTACCCAAAGAAATGGCCGTGCTGCCGATGGTCAAGCTGCTGTTTTGTAAACCAGAATTGGGGATGGTTGTGCTTGCCGTGAAAGCGCCAGTACCATTCCCGTAAACATAACCAGTTAGGCTGGTCGCACCCGTGCCACCGTTTGCGACATTCAACGTGCCAGCCAGCGTCACCGTACCGGTCGTTCCGGTAGAAGGCGTGAGGCCAGTAGTGCCAGCGCTGAAAGACAATACACCAGAATTTCCGATGGAAATGCTGCCAGCACCATTTGAAATAGAAATGCCGGTAGACGCCGTTAAAGTCGTGCGCGTGAAACCTGTGCCATTGCCAATGTCGATCTGCCCATTGGTAGGAACGCTTGCAAGGCCAGTGCCACCACGATCAATACCCAAAGTGCCAGAGGTGATTTGAGAAGTGGCAATAGCAATCGCCGTGTCAGTGGCAGAAGTAATTTGCCCTTGGGCGTTTACAGTCAGTGTAGGAACAGCAGAAGTAGTGCCATAGCTTCCAGCAGCAACGCCCGTATTAGCGATGCTGATAGTGCCAGAAATTGTAATTGGGCCGCCGGTTAAGCCGGTTCCTGTATTGATCTGCGTGACAGTGCCAGAACCAGCAATAGTGGCCCAGGATGGATTTGCACTAACGCCATTGGTCCGTAAAACCTGACCGGATGTGCCTGGAGGAAGCTCAGTCCAAGTGGACGCATCGCGATACAGGATAGACCCTTGGGTGCTTCCAGAGGCAGTATCTAATGTTGCGCTAATTGATTGCCAGCTAGGATCAGCCCCCGCGCCACCAGAACTTAAAATATCATTGGCAGAGCCCGGCAAAAGAGGCGACCAGTTTGAAACGCCGCGATACAACACCGTCCCGCGCGTAGACCCAACAACATCCAAAACGCTGCTTACAGAGGCATCGGTGGGCTGTGCAGGGCTGCCCGTGATATTAGCCTTAACGGTGCCACCAGCCATGCTTGCAAGGTAACTGTTATCCACCCCAGCAGCCTGCAATCCAATTGTGCCTGTGGTGGTGATTGTCCCACCAGTAATAGGCGCAGTTGTGGCAATGCTACTGACACCCGGCGCAGGATATTGCGCCTGCGTATAAGTGGCAATCTGATCCGTTGTAACACGAACAGACGTACCAGACTGAACAGCTTCAAGCTGCTCATTGCCATTCAGCGCTACTGACGCAGGAAGGTTGGGGATTTGAACATTGCTCATGTAAGCGGCCCCGTTTCTGGCACATCTGCGTTATTGTATGGCAAACCTGGATCATTATTGCCAGGAGCATTTTGATCAGTCCCAGGCTGCTCATTTAAGCCGCCAGGAGGCTCGCCGGTTTGCTGCGTCACACGATCATTGTCGTCCTGGGTAATGCGAACATCACCGCCAATAACCGGGATGTTTGTAGTGGCATCAACCGTGTTTTGTCCAGAAGTGAAACGGGTGTTGGTTTCCGCCGTGACGAAATCCTGCACACGAGGATTGATGATAGGCATAGGATCAGCAGGTATGACAACAGCCCGAAGCTGCTCCTGCGGAGTGTCATAACAGGTTCTGCACACCAGCAAGCGCTTGTTGATCAGCGAAGCACCAGCGTAATCAAACTGCCAATTCAATTGGACATGGTTGTATCGAAAACCGCAGCGGTCGCATATTGCATGCGCCTGGGGGCTTGAAGAACTGGTCCTAGCCCGACCTGCCTGTGAAGCATACGCCATCGGTCACCTCACGGCCTGTAATAGCCATAAATCTGCGGCGAGATATACTGCGCTGCCTGCTCCACGTTCTGAGCATCAGCGACGTTGTAGCTTTCGTCAGCAACAAGCTTCAGCGCAGGGGCCATCTGCGGGTTCCAAACCCGCGCCAGCCGATAAGACAGCGCATCGGCAAAGGCATCCATCCACAGATACGGGATTTCCACGGTCTGGCCGCCGGTAAAAGCCGAATCCTGAAGCTGCCGCGCCCGGTAATACCTGAGATACTGCGCGCTAACGCCATCAGGAACAGGCCACAGCGTCACGTTGCCATTGATCAGGCGATCCTGCCAGAACACGGTCGGAAAGCCTTCCTGCTCCTTATTAGGGTAGCTGGCGTATTCCGTGCGGCTGATCGGCAAGATCAAACGATCAATCGGGGGCGAATTCCCATCATCAATGCGAATGTAGGAATCCAACATGATCACAGTATTGTCAGGCACGGCATAAGTCGCCTGCCCGGCAACCAATGTCACCGTCTGCAAGTCCACCGTCCAAAGGTTCACGCCTTTGTTGGACCAGCCAGCCAGGACCATGTTGGAAGCCATACGAGCGGCTTCCATATGCTCCTGGGTCAGTGATGTATTGCGAATGCCAATCAGATTGTAGGCATACAGAACCAACTCGCCAAGCGATGGATCAAACGAATATGTCCCGCTGGTGGTCATTGGGCTGCCTTATGCCGCGTCATTCTTGATCAAAATAATATTGAAATAAGAAGACACTGCATTATTCGCAGCACTTCCTACAGCGGCAGCCTCAATATCCGTTTTCTCAGGGAATGAAATGGGGATGAAAAAATCGTAATTAACCGATCCATTGTTTAACGCAACAAGGGCTGCGGTTCTGCGGATGTTATCAACCCCAGACGCCAAAAGGCGCCCCGTCACTTGGGATGAGCCAGTTGGCTGCCCGGCAGATATCTGACCGGCATCCATATATGCTGTGTATCCCGCTGGAACAGTATAGTGGCCAGTGGTGGTTGCATTGTAATCAAAAAGAATGATTTGGTAGATCGTCGCCGGAACACCGGCAGTCACGGTGCCGGTTCCAAAATAAATATTGCCCTCCGCGCTATTGCTCGACCCAGCGGTCGCCACATATGCGGAATTGATGCGAAGATAGGAATTGCTGGTCAACACTTCCGTTTGACCATTCAATGTAACCGTTTCGGTGGCTTGGTTATAATTGGCGTCAAGCCCATCAATAAAGACAGTGCGGGCGCCAGTGCCAGCAGATGTGTCATTCGCGCTGGCAGAGCTAACCTTCCACTGAAGAGCGGCTGATGGCTGGGTGATAATACCACCACCCGGCCAAATCGTTTCTTCGGTTGTGTCAACGTCCGGGTTGTAGCCAAAAACAGTGATGGGAATGTGCCAAGAAATCTGGCCGCGCGCCACCTGAAGCTCAAAAGGCTCATAACGACCACTTTGAGTAATTGACCAAGCTGTAGTGGCCATCACGACCTCTCCTTCTTTTCGCCTGACGGTGAAACAGGCCAGTTTTTGCGTTCCTGACTTGTCTTCTTAGCCGCCATCATAACCTTTTGGGAAGATGTCATACGCGATGCAGCACGGGCAGGACGGCATGCAGGGTAGGCACGTTCAGCCTTTTCTGACCCAGACCGGCCACACTTTTCCCCGGTCTTGATGTCAACCCAATTCTCGCCAAACCACTTGCCCAGGCCACCCTTCATTTCTTCTTCACCCGATTGTCAGCACCGCTCCAAGAGCCGCCCTTGGCCTTGTATTCCTTCGATGCCCAGGCATTCGCATAGGCAGAGGGATACACATCAAACTTCTTCTTGGCCTGCGTCTTCACGGAAGCCCAAAGGCGAGGATTTTCGGGAATAGCCTTGGCCATGTCAGCAATCCCACTTGCGAAGCGATTTGTTGATCCGGCTATCGGGATCGCGCGCTGTCTTGGCAGAGGTCAATTTTGCCTTCATGCCTTCCATCCGCGAGCAAAAACTGCGGCGCCTTGCGGCTGCCATTTCACTCTTCTGCGCTGTTTCACGGGAAACAGGCGGCTTGATATCACGCCCTTCAGACCGCAGCGAAGCCCGCCCCTTGGCGTTCAATCCGCCTTCGGGGTTCTTACCTTCCTTGCGCGTCCAAGCACCGGCCATGACATCCTCCAAAGGAAAGATGGGGGCCGAAGCCCCCACCAATCACTGACCCATGCTGTCGAGCTTGCGGCCCTTAGCGGGGGTGCCAGCATGCGCGCTGGAAAGCGGGCTCATATTCGAACCCACCTTGCCACCAGCCTTACGAGGCTTGCGGCCAGCATGCATCTTGGCAGCCATGCCAGCCACCTTGCCCATGGCCTTGCCGCCGCGCTTGCGCTCTTCGGCAGCATTCATGATGCTTGGGGCATTCACACGGCGCGTCGGCTTGGAAGCAATGTCCTGCTCCCAATCCTTCGTGCCAGCAGCCGGGGACTCACCACCAGCCGCGCGACCTTTACGACCCTTCATTGCGGTCCTCCTTACTGCTGGGCATAGATGACAGTGACAACGACATAGCCAGCAGATGTCGCGCCACTTGGGGTTACAGTAACCACCACAGGAGCAGTGGTAGCAGCGGCAGTACCAGTTACGGTAACGCCATTCATCGCTGCCAATTGCGCCGCCGTGAAGGTCGGAGCAATACGACCAGTCGCGGTCTTCACATCCACACCACTCACATACTGCGTACCAGCGGCAGCAGTGCCGATGGTAAGAGTTGCCGAAGTGGCAGAATTGAAAGCCGTCAGAACATCAACATTGAAGTCAATGATCCGCGCGCCAGCCGGGATATACAGCGTAGACGAAACAGCAGTCGTGCTGTTCTGGGTGATCGACGTAGACTGAATGAGAACCGCAAAGCCCTGGTTTGGGCCATCGGTTTCACCCTGCTGCAAAGTCCCCGAAACAACAGGACCGCTAAAGTGAGTAGCACCCATTTTTAGCCCTTTCCTGAATTAACCCCCTGACACAATGCCAGGGGGCCGTTACGGGGATCACGAGGTCGGGAACGACCCGAAGATGGACCGCCAGTTGTAGTAGCCAAAGCTGTAACGCTCATAGCCCTTCACCAGCAGGTTATCCGTGACGAAATCGACCTGCATATCCGTTTCGAACTTGATACGTTCCATGTAGGAAAGACCATCAATGTTCGTGAGCAGGAACCAAGCGTACTGCGAGGTCAAGAAGTCATTGACCATGTAGGATTCCGGCAGACCACCCGCCGTCATCATAATGGCATTGACATCGTTATCCGCAGTGCCAGGACGCAATTCGGTCTTGGTAAGGCGGATCGCAGTCGGTTCAAGCTGCGGCGGAACGATGAGCTTACGAGCCCGCGCAAACACCTTCAGGCCCGCTTGGTCCTTGAAGTTGGTACGCACGGAGATCATCGCATTCAGCAGCGTGGCTTCGTTCAGGCCAACATCCGTGGTTGGGCGGTTAGCCACCGTGCCACCATCAATCGGGTGAGAGGTGGAGCAGAGCGCCACACCGTCACCACCAATGGAAGCATTGTAGGTCGTCGCCGTGTTCAGGATGTTCGCGCCGTAGATTTCCTTGGTCTGCTGAAAGGATTCAATCAGGCCGAGGTTCGACGGATGGAACTGCGTCTTGTACAGGTTGTCATCAATCGCCTTGCGAGTGATGGCATAGCCAAGCGCAATTTCAGTATGCTCTTGGTTGTACACAAAACGCTCACCAGCGCCGTTGTCGAAAGCGGTCTGGCCGCCTTCAGTCTTCAACTGCGCGAGGCCCAGATACCGCATTTCAGCGGTACGTTCCAACGCCATCTTGGAGTCATGCTTGGTGAAGATCTTGTCGTACTGAGATGGGATCATCTCGTACTTGCCTTCAACACCACGCAAGCCGGGGAAGAGCAGGTCTTTAATAGCCGAAAGATTAACAGCCATGGTTCATGCCCTCCTTACGAGATGCCGGTCGGGCCAGCGCCATTGCTGCGCAGCCACTCGTTGTTGAACCCAACAACCACATGATTGTATGCGGTCGTCGGATCGGCACCATTCGCACCCGGAGGGGCAGTGATCAGGTCAATCACAACAAACGGGAACGTCACAGTCGTACCAACAGAGTTGAGGTACGCGCCGGAAATGCCGTTTGAAGTGGTGCCAGAACCAATCGCGAATTGCGCATATTTGCCAATCGGCGAAGAGCCGTAGGCAGACAGGGTGCCGGAAATGTTGAAGGTCGTGCTGTTGCCCATAACGACGAAGCGAGCATTCGGATCGTCAATCACATAGGCAATCACATCACCCGTGGCGTCAGCGCCCGGCCAATAGTTTGACCACACAGTGCGCTTTTGGCTGGTGGACAAATACTGGCAGCCCACGAAAACACCCGCGAGGGTCGTGGTGCCGGGAGAAGCTTGTGTGATGTAACCGTTTGCGGTGCTAACCACAGGCATAACCGGATCGCCAAAATAAATCGCCGTGGTATTGCTAGAGGCAATGCGCCGTGCCGTTTGAGCGAAGGTGGGAGCCCCACCAGCGCCGCCTTGGTACTGCGCAAAGCCGAAGGGGGTATTCGTGTTTGCCACGAAACTATCCTCCGATTGAAAGCGCCGTTACCGCGCGCCGGGGCGGCTTGGGAGCAGAAAGAGGCTCAAGCCTCTCCACCGGGGGGAGGCAATATGGACCATAGGCCCATACCTCCTAAAATATCAACACATTTTCTGACGGTAAAGAGGGGGCCGAAGCCCCCTCAGACCATTTTCCTGATGTCAGTAAAATGGTCAGTCTTGCGGGACCGGCATGGGCTCATAGCCCTTGTTGATCTTCGGTTTGATTTGGGCATGGTCACGGGTGAACTGCCCATCAGGCGCCGAGGATAGCTGCGCTTCCTTGGCCCTGATCTGCTCGCGCGCCTTCTTGGCATCAGCCTGACGCACCATGTCGGTGATTTTGCGGGGGCGGATCATCAGGATCATGCCCTTGCGCTCAATGGTGTTGCCCTTCCAGCCCTGCGGCATCATCTCAGGGAAAAGATCAAGCGGCGCAGGCTCCCAGCCCATGCGGGCATAGGAAACCATCTGGGCCGGGTCTTCAGCGCCCATCACCGTCTTAGTCTTCCACTCAGCGTCCCAGCCCGGCGGCAGCCTGGAGCGGTCAATGTAGAATTCATCAACCCCTTCAGCCACAGTGCCAACATGGCCCAAGATTTCAGCCGTGCGGCTTTCAGCAGAGGCCAGGGAGTAATCCTTGCGCATGGGCGGGCGCATGGATTTTGCGGGCGTGGCGGGCGTATCCTGGCCCTCAGAGGCGTCCAAGGCTTCCGTGGCATCATCCATCGGCAAATCGGCTTCAGCCTGCACAGGGGCTGGAAAACGGCGGGGGCGCCCACGGCGCGGTGCTGTGTTCATGATCAAATCTTCCCTTCTTGAGACAATGTTTCGCGGAGCAAGTAACCCTCAAGCTGCCAAAGCTGCTTAAAGGCATTGTCATATGCATACCTCTCGCCAACAGCAGAATTGAAATTTGCCGCTGATGCCGGGGTCGTGTGGCCAAGAACCATGAAACCATTGTGCATTTCAATCATGCACACAGTAGTCAGTCCTTTGCCAAAATACGTCACATCCTTGATTTTGGCCTTGATGCTTTCTTCAGTCACGCGAGGAGCTTTTGCCGTTTCGGCAATTGTTTGCTTCGCCTGCTCAAGAGTAATTGCCGGTTCCATAATCATCTCAGTGTTCCGTAATCTTGCCAAACTTGATCAAACTTATCTGCTGGCAAGCC